ATAATTCAAATCGGTGTCGAATAGGCGTAAGTACATCGTCAACTAATTGGTCAATATAAATATAAAGTGCTACACTTCTCATTAATCAACATCGTTTATTAGGTTAAAAGCATATTCAAAATTCATTTCGTAATTAATCATCTTGTCTTTTATCCTTGTTTTCTTTTGGATTGTTTTGTCTTTTAATATTACTGGCTCATCATCTAGTAATATTGTTTCGCTCGCTAACATATCAACTAGCAACTCTATTGTGTTTTCATCAACCCATCCTGTATTTAATTTAACGGTTTGCGTCATATCAAAATTAAACTCTTTCTTTTGCCCTCTTAACGGATTGTAGTCAACCGCATCGGCTAAAAGACTATAACTTTTATTTTTAACATCATAACTATCTGTTCTAGCTTTAAAGAATGTTACAAATTGCCAACCTCCAAACGAATTAATGTAAGTGCATTTTACTGGAGTATAAAGGCATTCTTCCTCGTTTAGAAAATAAACTCTATTTGGAATTGTTGCGCCGCCTGAAGTGTCTAGTCTAACTTGTACGCTGTTTCCATCTGCTAAATCGGGGTCTGTTGTTCGGTATGGAACTTTTAGCATGTATATTTTGCTATCGGCAGTATTATCTAGCACAACCAAATTTTCAACTGTCAACTCGTTTAAATCTCGGTAACGATAAACCAAATCATATCCTGCCGTATTGTCAAAATCGACTAAGCAATTAAAATATTGATTGTTGTCTGCTCGTTTAATTTTTACATCTGAATTGACCAAGCAAAGCACATCTTCTTCAATAAATTGATTGTAACCACCTTGATAATTGTTATATCCATTTACTGCGACAAATACTTGCTCTTCTAATAAAGTCCATTCATCTGTTAAATTTACTTTCCAATAGGTATTAACTGTAACTAATCGCCACATATTAGCATCTTCATCCGTTGGAGTGATTGCGCTCGGTGCGATGTTCTCAATATCATCTTTTATGTAAGGCGAAATATTAAACCAACAGTCCCGATTAACTGTGTCGGGTATTTGCTTTTCTAGTGTTACGGTTTTTGTTGGTAACACTCCAGAAGGGTCAGCTATATCAACAACGCATCTAGTATAGACCTGCGTGGCTTCATCAACAAGTATTTTATAAGGACTTCGAACAAATATTACTTTCATTTTGTTGTAAATTTTAATAGATTATCTAAATCTAAATCAAATGCTTCTACTAATTCGTCAGGCAAATTTTTAAACGCACTTTCAAATGGTTTTGTAAAAAACAAACTCGGCTTGATTCCTTGTGCAAATATTCTTTTGGCAATTATAATACCTATCGTATCATAATTGCCTCTTGTATATCTGCCTTTTTCATCTCTTAACCTTATGTTTTTAGCTTTCGCCCACTCGCTAATAAATTTGCTCGGTGGTCTTTTATTCTTAAAACTAAAAGGAGCGTTAGGCGCTTTTTGTATGCCTCCTTTCACTAAATTAGGGTTTGCGCCTTTCACTCCTTGATCTTGAAACTCTCCATAATCTTCCATTTCAAATGATAATGAAAAACTATTTTTACTAGCGTTTAATTCTGACGTTATACTATCATATAATTTACTCGATACTTTCTTTCCGCCCCTTGTTAAATTAGCTTTAGATTGCGTTACAACGTGTTTAGCAAATCGATTAAGTACTACATCTAAGTTTAACATATTGTCATTGTGTTTGGAACTACCACCGTAAATGATTGTTCAACTCCTGCTAAATTATTTTCAAATCTTTCAGTAAATAAAGTTGCTGGGCTTGCGTCTTGCAACTGCCAGTTATTGTCGCTTAATTCGCCTCGTCTTATGCTTCCTAATATTTTAAGAATTAATGCGCTTTGAGTATTCCAAATATTGTTTTTATTGTTTATTGGTGTTTTAGTTTCGTCAATGACATCCATACATAACACACTAAAAGATACCGCAATTGTGCTTCCTAAGTCTTGAAAGCCAGTACACATAACGTGAGTTAATGGATATAGTGTAACCTTGTCTAAATCCACATCAAAGATGTCGCCATCGGTTGCTGTGTTACAAAAAGGCTCGTTTAAAAATGCTTCTTTGAGTGTGTTAATTGTTTCCCCTACCATTGTTTTTTAATTTTGCTATTTCTATTTGATTCTTTTCGCTTTCATACGATAACCATGTGAGCGCCTTGTGTATATTTAACTCGGTTGCATCATCAATTTTGAAAGCGTCTCCTTTGGCGATTGCATAAAAGCTATTATACCATCCCCATTTTTTAAAGAACTGGCTTTCTCTACTATAATCTGCTTCTCCGACTGTGGTAGTTGTTCCAAATAATCCATCGTAACGCTCAACAATTCTTTGCTTAAATTGTAAAAAAAAACCTGAACCGCTAGAACAATTGATATAGGCGTGTCTTTCATTAACTCTGCATATTGTTCTGTGCCTTTGTATGGTTCGACGTCGTAAAACTTTGATAGTTTCTTTGTAACTGGTCTATATAAAACCGCCATACATTTATGCCATTGTTCAACATCTGAATTGTAATCATCTAAATCCGCAAACTCTCCTGCGCTCATCTCATCAAAGTTTGGAATTAAACCAAACTCTATTTTATCAATTGTAAATCTTGAAATCAATTCAGGACTTCCGTTAAACAATTCAATCAGTCCATTGTAAACTTCATCTACTGAACTAAGTGTCATTTGTCTTACGTCTTTCATATCTACATTACAGAAAATTGAAACGGTTTTTTGTCTTACAAACTCGCTATCAGCATTGTTGGTGATTAGCTTGTGCCATTTTTGATATTGACCTAAGGTAATTTCATTTAATGAATCAGGAACTATTAAATTTACTTTCATAACTTATTATCGTTAAAGTTGTTGTTTTGTTGTTAGTTAAAATGAACGTTGTATGTTCCCTGATTTGGTCTGCCTATTAAATCCCATACAGCGTAACCTATTGCGTCTAATGCATGGTTATAATCATCAATAGGTGTTTGTGACTTTTTATCGTGCCAAACGTAGTTGTTAATCTCTTTAACTATATTAATACTGTCTGGGCTTATAATCAATTCATAGTCCTGCATTAATGCTATCCTATCAATTATTTTAGGTTTATCAATCCCTCGAATGTTTAAGCATCTACTTCTTAACTCCTCAATCAATCTAGGTTCTGCACTATCTGCAATTATTAACCCTCGATGACCGCAGTAACGATTGTTTTCGATATAAATATCGCTTGTGGTTAACTTTGGTTTGTAAAGTAATTCTTTGCAGTAAATACGTTTGTTTGTTTTATCTATTGATATTTGAATTAAAGTTGTAGGGTCAACACTAAAACCGAAATCTTGACCGTATGCCGTAAGGTTTTGTTCTGTGAAGTTATCAATGCGCCAATTAGTAAAAACAACTCCCTCTGCTTTATCTAGCCACCCACCTAATATTTGATGTTTGTATTTCTTTGGATTGTTCTTTTCGATGTTTAGTACTTCATCGATAAATGACTGGTCTAAGTGTTTAATGTTATCACGGTAATCGGTATGGATATAAGTTACATCATCTTTGATTCCATTAAATCTTTCAGGGATTCCTTTTGATTCAAAAAACCTTTGGTAAATCCAATGTTCTTTAGTTGATGGATTAAGTATTAAAATAACTCGGTTATGCTTTCCTTTAATCCTAACAGATAGATTTATTTTATCAAACGTTGCTTCGTCGGTAAGTTCTTCCGCTTCATCCAATATCCAAGTTGTAACACCTTGTAATGATTTAAGGTTTGCGGTTTGATCACCTGAGGAAGTCTTTAAACCTCTAAATATAATTTCGCTCTTTGACTTCTTATTTATAATCTCGGACTTTGTCACGTCAAAAATATCGTTAGCTTCCATTAAATCTATCTTTTCCTGAAACTCAGGTATAATAGATAAATGTGCTGAGGTCATTGTTTGACGTGTAAATAATATTTTGTGATTTGCTTCAAACGACAAAAGGCTGGCAAATGTGCCAACCCCGAAAGACTTTGCAGAACCACGCCCGCCAGTTATAATATAATACCTCGTTTCATTTTGAAATAGCGGTTGGTATTTATGGTTTAAGGTTATCAAATTGAATAACGTCTTTTATATTGAAATCGTTTAAAGTAACGTTTGTATTAACTTCGCTTTGTGTTTTCTTTGGTATAAAATATTGCGCATACTTCTGAAACAAGTCCAAAAACAAAGCTGGGTTTTTACCTCTTACATCTTCAAATGCTTGGTTTATGTTTGGAACTTGCCCCTCTAAAGTTTGTAAGAACAATTCTCTAGCCTCTTGCGTTACTTTGTTTTCCGCTCCCTTTGGTTTGCCCTCGTTACCTTTTACAAATCTACCTTTTTCATCTTTCATCGCTTCCGAATTTATCCGTAATTATCGGTTATTATGCCA